AGCACCAGACGCTAAAAAATCACCTACTTTTAAAGTATGTCCTTTTAATACGGGGTATGCTGTTGCTGTTCCGCCAACTGTTGCTTGTGCAAATGCACCTCCAACAATTACTGCAGTTCTTGTTGATTCATCAAATACCATAGGAGTTCCCGCAGGAATTATAGTATCTGTTGATGCCAACGCAGGATTAACCAAAGCAAAACCGCCTTGCGCTAATTGAATGTCCTTATCTGTACCTTGCCAAACAGGAATGCTATTTACGCCTGTTGATCTTGTATAGCCTATAGCCATGATTGTAAATTTAAAATTGTTAAAAAAAATTAATTAGCAGTAGCAAGAGCTTGCTTTTCAGCAAAGGCTTTTATTTCTGCGTTTATTGGCTCCTCTTTTTTTGCGCCGCCACCTGCACCACCAGGTAAAGGAGTTGATAAAAATCCTTTTTCGGACAAGTCTGTAGTAAATGCGGCATAATCTGCTTTTACTTCATCTGTAAATCCTTCTAGTGCTTCATCAGTTTCAGGCATAGCCCTTTTATCCCAATAGGTAGCAGGTATATCTTTTAATATAGCTGCTGCTTTTTCTTTGATGCTGCCTGCTGCCTTTTCTTTTTGCAAATTTAATAATGAAGTGGAAAGTGTTTCATTTTGCTTCATTAATGCTTTTGCCCAGTTGGGAACATCATCATCAATTAATAGGTCATTTGCGGGTGGATCTACTTCATTTGTTTTTGCAGCCGCCGGTTGTTTTGCCTGTAAATTTCTTATAGCATCATCTGTTCTTGCAGTTTCAGCTAAAGGATTATAGTCATTATAATCGTCAATCGCTGCGTCTATCTTAGTTTCATCATCGATAACCTTTGTTTCAATTTTAGATGCTATTACATCTAATCTTTTTTTACTAAGGTTTACTTTTGGAAACTTTACACGGATAGCCGCTAAAATTTTTTCCTTCATAATTTAAAGAGCTTTTTGTTAAATATAAAATTACAATTTAAAAATATATTATTATTAAAAATTTTATTAAAAATGTATTTTTTTAAGGTAAATTTTCAATTGGCACTACTACTAATGCCTTTTCTTCTTTTATTTTTTCAAGTTCTGCAACTGCATCAGTAACCAATGGATTTTGTTTTAAAGCAGTTTCTAAAGATATTATGCCCGCAGTGTATGCTGAAACCAATGTAGCGACTTCGCCTGCAATATCCTTTGGTAAAAAATAATTAAATATAGGTTTTATTTCTAATTTTTTTGCTTTTGCAAATTTTGAATTTATTGCAATAACAGCATATTTTAAATAATTTATCCTTCTTTGTACTGACTGACCAAAAATTTCTTCTTTAGAAGATGCCTTTAAATGCGCATCCATAAAAAGCATTTTTAGGGCCACACCAGAAACAGTTCCTAAACCTTTAACATTATCAAATGAATAGTCTGGAGTATGCGTGTAAATAGAAATGAACTTTCGCAAATTTTCTATTTCCATTTTCATACTTTCTGGTGCATTATTCCATGTTAAATAAGAAACTTTTGCGCCAGATTTTCCTTGCAAAACTTTTCCCTGTTCTCCTTTATTTGAGAACCCATCTATTTCACCTTCTGCAAAAACAATAGGGCTATCAAAATAATCATTCGTATCTGCATGGTTGCTTATCTTAGTTTCTAAACGCTCAATCATTTCTTGCACATCGTGCCACTCTGTAGCAGGCTGCATATAGTATGCGACAGGTATCTTTCCAACGATGTTTTTAAATGAATTTTTTTCTATAGAATATGTTTTTAAATCACGTTGTAAATATTTCCAAACTATTTCTTTGTTTTCTTTAATCATAAAAAAGAACTCATCTTTTGTATAAATATCAAAATGGCTTCTTTTTTCAATTGCTAAATTCACATTATCAGGTAAGGATGTAATAGTTTCATAATGCCTTGCAAATGCAATCATATCACCAAGGTTGTCATATATTGGAAAAAGAGTATCCCCTTTTGAAGGGCTTACTACCTTACATTTTAGCTGTACTTTACTGCCTTCAAGATCTGTTCCATCCCAATGCCCATTTTCTGCATCGGTGCTATACCATATTTCTGCACATTCACGCTCGCTCATTGTTAACCTCATTATTTCCTTAAACTTATATTCAATTTTATTATCGCACGATATTTTATTTATAATCGAAAATAAAGATGTTTCAATATCTGTACTTGGCGTTGCTTCTAATTTTGGAACTCCTAAAAATGCTGCGGCCATCAATACTATTTTCTGTTGCTCAGGTATTGATAATCTTGCAATATTAACTACAGCATTATCTCTATCTGTTTCGCCCTTAATAACTTTATCTTTTCTCTTTGTTTTATCGTGGACGTTATGCTGCTTTGGGTAATATTGCTTTAAATCATTTAGTGTATTTACTTCTTTATTTTTATTACCATTTGCATCAAATGAGTCTGAAATAAAAAAAGCATATTTACTAATTTGAGCAACTGACTTCAATTTGTCAATTTCTCCATTATTAACCAAATCAATTACTTCGGATAGTAGCATTTTCTTTATTTTTTAAATATATTTCAAAGTTATTTACATTTTTATAAAAATCTTCATCTTTTTTATATCTAAAAGTGCATTCTTTTATTATTGCAGATATAGTTGGTGGTGCTACACTCAGTATGTTAGATATTGTTTTTTTAAACTTATATTGGTTTTCATAAATATTAAACATGGCTGTTACAAATATTTTTCTATCTATACATAATAAATTTTTAGTCCCATTAAATTCTATATACATCAATAGATATGGAAGTATTTTTTGCAAATCGTGCTGTTTACTTTCTGAAATTTCATTTACAATTTCAGGGTATTTTTTAACAACATACCTTCCAATTTTTAATAAAAATTTTCTATCCATAATTATCTAAAGTAACCAGAAGGTAGTTTTTTAGGTTGTCCTTTCCGTTTTGCTATTACATATCGCCATGCATCTATTGCATGATTCCAGTCATCTAGTGGCTCATCTGTCGCATTTCCATTCTTATCTACTGCCCAAATCCAGTTATAAATTTCTGCCCAAAGTTCAGTATTTTCTTCAACCGCAAACAAATTTAATGATTGCATTAAAGAAATTCCTGTTTTATTTGATCCTGGCCCTTTTTCTGCACCTTCAATAAAAAAACCTTTAAGTAAAAAAGGATACTGAATAGATGTTGCTGTATCTAGTTCATCAGCTTTCCATCCACTACTTAACCTACTTATTGTTGCAGGTTCAGCACTATCTGCAATAATATGGTCTTGTTTATTTAATTGCAAAGTTGCATATAATTTACCAATAGATAATACCTCCATTGATTTATAATTTATCAACCTACAATAAGAATTATTTCCATCAAATTTTACTCCTACAAATGCTGCAGGCGAAGATGTGCCAAAATCCTGTCCGTATGTTTCTTTAAAAGGCAATGCCATATAATCTGCTAACTTAATTGGCTTAACTTTGGTTAGTATTTGCCCTCTCCTACCTGTAGATGCATATCCTTTAATTGCCGTGTAATAATAAAATAGATTATATAAGTGGCTATCCGGATTGCCGTAACCTTTATATTGTTCAACTGTATGCTCAGGTAAAAAGGGATTATTTTCATAACCTGTTTTAATACACAAGAAACCTTTAATTTCTTTTGGCACTATTTCAAAATACCCATCTAATATATTGCCTACATCATCTTTTGCTTGTAAACAATTAAAATATCTTTTAATAATCCAGTGGTTAATATCAGGCGTATTTAAAATTATTATTATTATTGATCCCTGTTTACGTAATGAATCATGGAATGTATTGAACTTATCTACATCACGAATATCCTCTGCTTCTTCAATCACTGCTATATCTATATTTGAAGATCCTTTTAAATTTGCTTTTTTTTGCCCATCGCTTGCCCTAAAACCTTTTGTAAAAACAAGCATTTCGCCTGTTTTCTTATCTTTTATACCTGTTTCCATTCTGTCGCAAGTTATAGATAGGTGCCCATATTCGTTTGCTGCATCATAACGGGCCAATATATCATTTAAGATTGATTCTTTTATGAGTGCTTTTTCATCACGTAAAATAACACAGCGTTTTTTATCTACAGCTGCAGATTTTGCAATAAATTTTGATACCTCATAAGTTTTACGGCCACCACGGCCACCTATGCAAACTATTACATTTATATCTTTAGGTAAATTGTAGAGTTGTTTAAAATTTGCGCAATCTTCAATAATTATTTCACTCGGCATATTTTTATTTGAATATTACTGGAACTTTCGATAAGTCTATATCCTTTCCGTCAACATTGGTAAGCGCCGTTTTAGTAGGAGCGTAATCGCCGTCCATTTTGTTTAGTTCGGCAATAGCAGCTTTTCGTTCCATTAACGAAGCCTCACTTGGGTATTCCATTATCTTACCGCCAATAACAAAAGGTATTTTTACCTTTATTT